TAGTACGTCGTTTATGTTTTGTAAAAATTCTTTATGTGTTAATAAAGAAGATATCACTTTCATCTGGAACGATGGTCCGTATTCATCAATTGATTGTAATGTCATTTGCTATAACTTTTATTTAAATATAATAACTTATTGTTGCTCAACCAACAAATCTTTAAAGATATCTTGAACCCAAAATTCAGTATTTCGAATTAAATTTCCAAGTTGATCTTCATTACACATTTCAACGAATGTGTGAGGGAAAAAGTTTAGGTGAGTGTGCTCAACAAATTTGTCTATAAACATTTTGTCTTTATCGCTCATCATAGGATTAGATAAATCCATAACTCTATACTTATCCTCTAATAGATCTACATCATGTATTACTCTTGCATACACAACGTGTTCTTTTAATCTAGCTTCAGCAAGATCAACAACATCATCTAATGTTAAGTTTTCTGTTGCTAGTTCAGGGAATTTTTTAAATAAACCTTTTGGCCCTAACCCCTTAATACCTGTAATTCCATCAGAACTATCTCCCATTAATAACTTATATAATAGGAAATTATGTGGTGGCACATTGAATTTTTCTTTTACAGTATCTGTTGTGTAATATTCTTTTTCAATCGGACGATAAACGATTACTTGTTCGGTTACCAATTGTAAATAGTCTTTATCACTAGATACTATGAATACTCTATCTTCGGGTTTTGTAAGCAAGGTACCACTTAAATAAGCGATAATATCATCTGCTTCTACTCCAGGTAAAGATACAGTTTTAACAGGTAGTGTTTTCAAATATTGAATGATTCGAACAATTTGATCTACCTTTGAATCATCTTCTTCCTCTAAATTATCAAACAACTCATGTTTAGTAACTCGAGTAATGTTTCGATTTGATTTATATTCAGGAATAATGTTTTTTCTGTTATTGGAAGAACCCACACCATCAAACACTACATAAACTTGTGTAGGTTGAATAGTGCGGATTAAAGCTCCCAAAGATCGAAAGAATCCTCCTAAACCTCCAATATGGACTCCGTTTGAGTTGACTGCATTAATTGCACTAAAATTTCGAAAGAAGAGATTGAGTCCATCTATGAGCAGGAATCGCTCTGATTGAGGGGTTTCGTCACCGTTTTCTTGTATGTTGTTTAAGAGGTCTAAGAGGTCTTTCTTCATATTAATCTTCGTTTTCAAATAAATCTGGTGTAGGTGCTTTTTCATCCCACTCGCTGTTATCTTCTTGTACTGTATAAGTACCTTGGCCTAAAATATCGGCCCATTCATGTGAGTGTGCATCTTTATATTTCTTGATAGCATTTGGATCATCTTTGATAAATCCATGTACTGTAGAAACAATAGTACCCATTGTAGTGATTCCATTAATGTGGTTTTTATCACAAGCAATTTTTGTACGTAATGCAAATTCAACTTTCTTCTTGTCCTTAACAGCATTAAGTTTAGAAGTACCAGCGTTTGTAACATTTCCAAATGTCAAACATAATGAAACATCGTAGTAAAACGTATCTCCACCTTTGTTTGTCATTCTAGGTTGTGACATAGGAGTTAGAGCCGGAGCAACACCTACTTTGTTTACAATAAACAATGTATTCGTGTATTTTGAGCTCTCTTTACGAGACATTACAATCTGTTGATTGATAAAGTTTCCGAATTGAGTTGCAATGGCTCCTGCATTCCACATTGGGTTATTTTTACCTTGCTCAATTGACATTTGACATGGAATTGAACCAACTGAATCCCAAATAAATAATAGATCGTATGGTAAATTACCTTTCTTTTGTTCTGTAAGTAAGTCAATAATGAATGCAGCAATATCTTCAATTGAGTTCAATGAACTTCTATCTCGATAGATAAAAAATCCTGTTTGATCTAAAATTTCACCTGTTTCTTCATCAACTACATCTTCCATTTCGAAACCCATTGTTTTCCAGTGGTTCCAATCGTGTTTCATTTCGGTGATAATCAATACAGGTAAAACTCCCATTTTCTGAGCATTAACTGCTACTTCAATGGTCATAGTAGATTTTCCAGTGTTTGATTTTCCTCGAACCATTGAATTATGGCCCATAGGAATACCAGGAATGGATAGTGCTTCTTGCAAAGCAGGAGAAAACGGAATCCATCTTTGCTCCTTGAACTTAACATTTGATGCTAAACCCTTATTTGCCTTAAATTTATCTAAGCTAAAGGCGGTTTTCAATTCCTTGTCAGCCGCCTCTGTTAGCGATTTTCTTTTAGCCATAACCTTAATTTAAATTAAAATGGCATATCATCGTCCTCTTCAAACAAATCATCAAATTGATCTGCTTTAGATTTCTTAGCTGCCGGTTTAGTTGAAAGGCTATAATTTGATTGTGGTTTTTCTTCTACTGTTAATAGACCATCTGATGGGAATTCTTCCTCTGCTGGTTCTTCAGGGTTTAACCATTCTTGGAGTGCAGCTTTAATTTCATCAAACGGGAGTTGTTTGTAGATATCTTTTGGATTTACTTGATCATCTAACCACAATTCTAATTCTTTATCGTCTTCAGACAATGGAGACATTTTCATTGAAGGTTGAATTGTTGTCTTGTTATAGACAGTACCTGTTGATTCAGGACCTACAGTAACCAATTTGATATCACGACCAGTCATGATGTCTGTGAAATCTCCTACTTCTTCATCAGCAGCCATTTGCAAGAACGCCTCGTAAATTTCTTTACCAAATTCCCATAAATGAACACCTTCAGATTCTTGTCCACGAACGATTACAGGAGCAAAGATACGAACTTTCGGATCTAATTTTTTAGCCAAACGCCAGTTTTCTTTGTCGTTTGTACCACGAAGTTGTTTTGCAAATTCTGCAATTGGGTCTTTCTCCCCCCAGTTTAATGGAGAAGCGATTACTTTTTTACTACCAATACCATAGTAGAATTTCATTTCCGTAAATGGAAACTCTTTGTTGTATTTGAAAGGAACAACACGAACCGTTTGTTTACCAACTTGGGGCTTAAAGCGCTTTGTTTGGTTGTTTGAGCCACCACCTGATGAGGGTTGTTTTTGCATTGACTCAAGTTTCTTCTTGATTGCATCTAGATTCATAAATATAACTATTTTATTGTTTACAACTTAAATATAATAACCTTTATTGGACAAGCCAAACTATAGTTCAACTATCTTGAAAATCTTTGTATTCAATTGTTTAATCTCATTGTGTTGAGTTAACAATATACAATTTCTATAGTGTTGCCAGTTTACTGAAAAATTAGTATCAACTACTCCACCATTTAATTTTTTAATCAACTCGTTTAGAGCATTAATGGTATAAAGTGTGTTTGATTCTTTTTTTCTATGTACTAGAATTGTGTTTTCGGGGATGTCGTTAATATTACCTTGGTCAACGTTATATGTTACAACATATTCATTGTTACTTTTAACATGCAACACAAACATTTTATCATACATTATAACATAACGGCTTGACAATTCATTAATCAACGCCTCTAGGTCACCAATCGCGGTAAAAGTACAAAACAGTCTATTGTTCATCAATAAATTATCAAATGTAAAATCATAATCGAATTGATTATACATACGACGAGGGTGGTCCAAAGTACTATACATAACTTTTATTTAATTTCATGGTAATTTTTACCATCTTTTGTTTTAACTTGTAACTTATATTTGTTAAATATTCCTAATATTTCAAGTATCACGTCAGGTTCATCCTTATCATAGTCAAATAAAAATGAATCATACACATATAATACTAATTTAGTATTTTTCCCGCGTAATATCTTAAATATTTCATATAATATATTAACGTTATTTGCGGTTTCCAAATTTTGTAACACGTAATTTAAAAGCTTTTGTGGATTCATATTTTCCAGTTCTGCTCTTACAAATTCATGTCCTGAAAGTGGGCAAATTACTTTTCCACTATATTGGAATTCATCCCACAACTTATCTGTATATGCTATTACTCGTTTGAAAAACTCCAACTCTTTATACTCTTTCCAAACTCCGCCATAGATTTGCTTAAACGTGATCTCTTTTGCTTTGGCGTAATCAACATTATACATCTTAGCAAAACTACCATGAATGTCACTACTATCAAAAGTGTAGTCAAGTAACATAGCAAGAAGGGTAGGGTGATAAGCAGAAATATCCATCTCGATAAACTTATCATTGCGCGGTATAAAACATTTCCTTTCTCCATTTTCTTTATTTAGTGCCGAAAAATTAATATTATTAAAGGTATTTGATGGCCTTGTTGTTAATGTGTTTAAATTATATTGCGTGTATACAAACTCGTCTACTTGTTGGTCAAAGTACTCCTCGAATAACAATGGATCCACTTTTATACCCGCTCGTTCTAGTTGATTAAACACAAGTGCTGCTTTGTTATAAAACGGATTTGGATTATCTTTAAAATTTGCAAAGTTTTGCTCACATACCTCATAATGTTTAACAATCGGTACAATAGTGTTTAAGTTAGGTACTTGTGGGTACCTACTGTATAATTGTGTGTGGGCTGTTGTTAATTGCGGTATATACGTATGTGGGGAGGGTGAGGGTTGGTAACAGTGCTTAATAGGAAAATAATGTAAAAAATCTTTTCTATCCCTTACATAAATTCTTTCTATACTGTTTAATACCTCTTGTACTTGCTCTATTGTAGAGTTTATTGTTTCACTATGATTAATTGGAATAATGTATCCTTTTGTATCCCTTTTTGGTCTAAGGTAAACAGCACATACATCGTTTTCAACTGGGTGTAAGTTGTGGGAAGTGGGGATTACTTCAACATAAACCATTTCGTGTTTTAAACTTGAAAGTAATTCAATATGTTTAGGATCTTCTATCAGCCAATACATGCTATAAAGATACTAATTATCTTTTAGGATCCCAAGTAATATTTTAAGAATTTGTCTTGAAAGTATTGAGTAAATCCATGCCATTTAGCATTTTGTTCAATAGCTTGTACTGTTGATTTATTTGAATTAAAAACTTGGGTTTGATTTCCTTGAATAACCCAAAGTATAATAACAGGTGTGTATAAATCCCATGCTATTTTTGGATCTTTATTTTGGAGTTGTTGATATGTATTTTTATCTATCTCAAGATATTTTATTTCATTATTTCTTTTACAAAAATATCTGTTGAATTGTCCGTTTACTTTGTCTTGGTCTGTTGGTAATGTTAAATTAAAAACTGGTATTGATCTAACTGTAAATTGGGGTGCAGGTATATATTGGGGGTCAAGGGTTGATAATAAAATAGGACCATCTTCAAAAGCTATATCTGATTGGTGAGGAGGTTCTGAAGGATTAAAAGGAACTAATACTGGAGAAAGTAGGAGATTTGGTCCGTCTTGAGGGGTTTTTCCCGTATATTTATCCCCATTAGAAGTTTCATAATAGTATCCCTTATAATTTTCTTCTGTAGAAGCAACATTATATTCTTTTCCATTAGTGAATAAATTTGTTTTTATTTGGGATTTTGGATAATACATTTTATAAGATAATAGGATCTGAATTATTTAATTTGATTAGGTCTGAAAGTTTGGTTTTTTCTGTTACATTATTAAATCCATTTTTTCTAAAAAAGGAAATTATTATAGATAAATAGGAATTCCCTCCTCGGGCTCCAGTAGAATAAATTTTAACAAATTGTTCTAGTGTTCCTGTATATTTAAATTTATATCCTGGGAGGTATGGGGTAAGGTTGTATGTAGATTTATTAGCATCAATTTCTGGGGAGTAGTATGGTTTAATGTCTTTAAAAGAGTTTAAAGGATAGTTTCCATTAGTTCCTTTAGCAACCCCAGAAAGATAATTTAATTGTTTTAAAATACCAGTTTTAAGGTTATCGAATTTTACATTTCCTCCAGAATCAGTATTGCCTATATTTCCTGGATTGTTAGCACGGTAGCTACGGGAACCTTTATAGAAACCTTCTTTTTGGGACATAACTAATGCTAATAATTTAAGTCCTTTAGTTTTTCCAGTTAACGTTTTTAATATAGGGTAGTATTCTGTTTTGATTTCGGATGAAAAAGAAACAGAAGCATTATAGTTTGGAGGAGTTCCTTTTGATGGTGCTTCAATATCTAATGGGACTGCATCTGAATCAGAATAATAAGGCCATCTGTCAGGTTTTGGGGACTTAGAAGCATTAGTTATTGATTTCTCGATAACTTGTGGGAGAATAACTGCTGTAGATTGTTTACCTGTTTTAGGGATTAATGTAGTCTCAATTTGAGTTGTCCAATCATTATTTGATAATGTATGGGATACTCCAGTTACAATTAAATCAGCTGTTCTACCATATACTTTTGGTAAAAATTCAGTATTAATACTAAGTTTATTATATATTTTAATACCTGATATGCCGTCTAATGTTAGGCTTAATTTAAATGGAATGAATCCTATAGTACCCCCTGCTGTTGGTTGGTCTTTAGATTCTTTATTTAAAATATATTTGTAATATTCCGTTACAACAGATAAATTACGTTCTATTGCATCAAGATTAAGTTTAAAAGTATTTGAAAGTCCGGTTAACCCATAACGGGTAATGTAAGCATTAGAACTAGCAAATTCCTCAGCATAATTAACTTCAGCTTCATTATCACTACCAGCACTTTGTAATGAATTAATATTTCCAGGGGTAAGATCTTCTTTAAATCTATCTCTTAACCCATTATTCCATTTAGAAAATGCGGTTGCTTCAGTTCCTTTAACATAACCACCAGCGGTTGCCCCAACAGTAATCATAGTTGCAAATTCAGGTGTAATGGCTGTTTTTAAATCAACGTTTCTTACAAAATTAGAAATGTAATTATTTCCTATTTTGTCATATCCGTATATTTGAAGAACATAATTACTATTATTTCTAGAAGTTACACCAGGGATTGGAGTAGTATCTAGAATAGAAAGAATATTTGTGTCTTCATCAATCACTGGTTCTAGGTTATTAATTCCTCCTAAAGCTTTGTTTAAACCTGTACATATAGAAGATAAAAATTCAAATATACTAACATTTCCTCTATCATCTGGTTTCAAACATTCTAGGATAAAATCAAAGTTTAAGTAGATATTCATTGAATAAGCTAAATTTGAATTTTGTTTAGCTTTTCCATTATCCACTTGTCTAAAAATAAGTAATTCCTGAAATATTTGGGTGTTTTTTTTAGGGTTTCCTGTATAAAAGTTGCTATTTCTAACAATACAAACTCTTGGATCTAATGATATTTGATTAGGAAGTGAATACATATAATTCTTCCATTGATCAAAATTAATTTTAAACATTTGAGGATTACTGTTATGATCATCTCCAACTTTTACTCTAGGAGTAACATTTTCATTAATATATTCAAGTAAATACCCAAATCTAAGATAATATTGTTTTGGGGTTGATGATAAACGAAACGCATCTTTTCTTCCAGCTGATTCTATCGGGTTTTTTATATCAATTGTTGTTTTACCTAATATTTTAGTAGTAATCCTAATATTTTTACCCCCTTCAGTTTTTATACTTTCTCTAAATTTATCTTCTAAATCCTGCATGTAATTCTCATCAGCAAATTGATCTGCAGTAACGGTTATTGGGGAAGATATTTTTTTTGCCATAACTTAAATATTATTTTGTTATTTTAGCTTTATAAGACCTTTTATCTATTTCTTCATTTTCTTCTTTTGCTTCTTTAATTTCTTGTTGAGAATTATATGTAGCCACAAATTCAAATTTAATTATATCTTCTGAAATTTCAGAAGAAGAAGTTGTTCCTTCTTGAGTAGGAATAAGGAAACTAGCTAAACCAAATTCTTTACCATCTGCAGGATAAATATAAATTTTATTTCCTCTAGGTTCTGGTTTATTATTAAGATATTTCCAAATATAGAGCATAGAAGAAATAGTATTTGCTGATTTATTTTCTTCTAATACATCGGGTTCAGATGGAGATTCATCAGATACTGGGGTTTTGAGTTGGCCTTTCTCTTGGAGGAATTCTAAAGTACCTTTATCAACAGATAAATTTACTTTAAGGGATTCAATCACATCTCCTAAACTAATAATAGTTAATTCAATATCATATGAACCATCAACATTAAATGACCAATTAAAATTAGATACTTTTCCTACTATTCCATCATAATTTGCCGAATACTCGTCTCTTTTGTCTTCTATTTTGTCTAAAATATCAAAGTAGTTACCATTTGATTCAGTTTCAAAGAAAAATTCTTCAATTAATGTATTACGAAGAACAGTTTTAGCTTTACGTTTATTATTTATGTATAAACTATTTCCCCATTCAAGTAATACAGTATACCCTAAACGCATATATAATAAATCAAGAATAGCAAATTGTTCTCTATTATTTGCTTTGAGTTTCACTGTTGCCTTTTTAATTGAACCCCTATTTAATGTTTTGATTTCTGCGTTTTCAATACCAGGCATAGGAGAAAAACCGTATGAACCATAAGTATATGAACTATCAGCATTACGGGGTAAAAAACCACTACGTTGTTGGAGTTTATTATATGTTTTATATTTTTCTGTTTCTTCATTAAAAACAGTAGTAGAAGATAATTTAGCAGTACCCCCAAATAAAATATTATTTTTAGCTAAGCCTAATCCTATATTATTTTCAACATCAATTTGGCTAAAACCAATATCAACTAATCGTGAGGCATTAGTAATAGAAACTCCAGATGCTAATTTTATCCAAGATGTATTTGAATTTAATACATTTAATTGGTTAGCTGTCCTAAGTTCAGTATTAACTCCACTTCCATGAAGTTCTTGGCGAAGATTAATCTGGTTAATTACATATTCTGGTAATTCTTCTCCTATTATAGCCATAACTTAATTTTATATTGTTTGATTTAAAATATCATATTGGGATAATATAGATGATAATCTAAATGGTGAAGGTATTCTAATTTGAGATCCAACAGCAGGATATAAAGATGCAGAATCTTGATTTGGATTTGCTCGATTAATAATCCACCACAGATCAGGGTCTTTATAAAATGTTAAAGCCAAAACATCATACCTATCACCTTGAGTAGTATACACATAAATATCTTGAGGATCAAGAGTAATTGTAGGATACTTAACATTTATGTATCTTCTTTTTTGATCCTGTTGTGAAATTACAGTTGTAGGTTTTACTATAGGAATTTGATTATACCTTGACATTGTTATTTATTGTTGAACTAGATTTTGTTGTTGATTAGTACTAATTGGAATATTAGATGTTGGTTTTGGTGGCAATGGAGAAGCAGAGAATGGATTTGATGGGTCAATATAACGTTGATTTCCTGGGTTGGCTAGAACAGCACTAGTTGCGATTCCTTTACCTTCTTTATCAAAATCATTTGTCCAAGTTTGTTTAGTAGGTCTAAATTTATGAATTGGAGTAAAATTAAGACTTACTTTAATCATGTGAGGTAATTGTCCCATACCGTTTTCTCTAGAAATTTCCCAAGGGGAATCTTCAGAAATATCATATGTTAATGATGTAATAATACCTGGCTGGTCATTAATGTAATCTCCTAAAGTGATGTAAGCTATATTCCCACACATATATCCTGATGTTAAACTATCAAGATATTCAGGGGCAAGTGAGGAAGCAAGGAAATTTAATTTATCGTACATTATTCTTAACTCATCTTTTGATTGAGCTACAACTGTAAATCCAAGTGACATTTTTCTTTCGAATCCACCATATTTGTAGAATTTTTCACCTCTACCCATATAGCTTATAGCATTCCAATCAGCATCATATGAATCTGAAATATTATCAATAAATGCTCTAAAGTGCATATATTTTTTATATGATAAAGCTGAGGTTACTCCTATAACATTGCCTTGCTCATCTCTTTTAGATGGATTTTGATCATCATTATTTAATATAGCGATTGAGAATTCAATTATATCATTTAAAGTAGGATCAGTTTTATAAACCGAACCACCATTTTTACCATTTGTAACTTCAGATTTATAAATTGGATAAGCATTAATTGAATCCAATGGGGATGAAACCGGGGAATCAGGAACTAAACTTCCTAAATTTGGATTTGATCTATTTCTAAGTTTACTTCCAGGAGAATATCCTTTTTCTCCAGAAAGATTAAATCTTTTTTCAAAATCATTAGTATAACCGATATCAGCTGTTAAAAATGTATTTTGTGGGCCTTGAGCTTCGGGGTTAAGTTTAAGACGGAAATCTTCTTTGGTTAAAGAATCTAAATTTAATGACTCTTCAGCAAATTGAGAAGAATTCCAAGTACTAAATAAAGATGTTTGGGTTTTATCTATATTAGATAAATTAACATTTGAAGATGGGTTTAATATAGATTTTAAAACATTACCATTATTACTTGTAGCAAACTTTATATTAGTTGTACCGAATCCTAAATTTGAACCTGCTCCACCTTCATATGACAACAATACATCATTTCCAGGGGCATTTAAACTATAACCTCTAACATAACTAAGTCCTACACCTTTATTATCTAATATAGCAGTAGTTAAGCTAATAAGTCTATTGTTTTCTAGCTGTAGAGTAGGAGTGCGATTAAATTGATTTTGATTTATAGCATCTTGATATGTTATAATTCCTAATCCAGGTATTAAACCTGTAGGGTCAATACCTTGTTTATTTAAATGGGTTCCAGTAAATACTACCCCAGCTTCAGCTAATGTAGATAATGGTGTATAAGCACCTTCATTTAAAGTACCATTAGCATAACCAATACCTTTAGATGCTTCAGTTTTTGTGCCAGTACGTGATAAAAGATTTTGTTTTGCAACGAATAAAATACCGCTTGGGTTGTTTATATCTGTAAAATATTTGGTTAAACGGGCTACATCTTCTAATGTACTTAATGGTGCTTGAATTCCCCCCCTAAGAACAAAATCATTATATAAAGATGGATTTAATGTATCGTTAATTAAACCCTTTTTAATATATGGCTGTTTGCTTGATCCTCCGCCAGGTCTATCATTACCAAATGAAATACTTTTCTGCCCAAAAGAATCAACAGTAGAAACACTTCCTACTTGTCCTTGAGAGTTTCCTGAGTAAAATTTAAAATCCCCAGGATTGGTTAATAATTTAACAAGAAAAGAACCCATAGTATTATTGGACTAAAAATGATATTTGATTTGCATATCCTTTACCTGGAAGGGAGGTATATTTTGGTTTGTAAGTAGGGTCAGCTGTTACTGGGTCATTTAGATCTAATTCGGAAGGTAATGGAACAGGAGATATTTCTCCATCTTGATAAGCATTCATAGCTTCATTAACCTGACTAAATTGTTTTCCAGTAACTGAATATCCTGGTTGGTCTGCAGATGCATCATAATGCAAAGGGGACTGTTTAGTAGATAAAATATTAGAATTTATATCAGCCCCATTACTGTAACTAAAAGCAGACCCATTTTCTTCTAATCTAGCCCTAATACTTTGGTTTTTCGATGGGGGTAGATTAGTAGATGGACCAGCTTGTGGAGCAGATAATATAGGCATAGTTTATCTAATTACTGTGGTAAGTTATCTAAATATTGAGCAGGTGTATTACCATTTAAATCTAATTGTGATGGAAGTGGAATTTGGTTTGGAGTTCCATCTTCATACCCATTATATTGAGTAGTTACTAAGTTAGCATTAGCACCATTTAATGAATATCCAGGTGTACCACCATCAGCATGTAATTTAGATTGCTGTGTTGCAAGTGGGTTTACTGGGGGTTGTGTCCCATCATAAGCACTTAAGGCTGATCCTTCAATTGTTAGTTTGTCTAAAAGTCCCATAATATTTTTTTATTATAAATATTAAATATTAAGAGATTCGGTAGCTATTTTTTCTACTTTCATCTCCTACAGTATTTGGTTGTGCACCTGTTGTGGCTTCAATTACTTTTTTACCGTCAATTGATATATTAATTGGGCGATTTGCTATAGCAGCAACCATGTTTTTCAATTCACGTAATTCATTTGAATTATTATTTCCACTATTTCCACCATTTCCACCACCTAAATTAGTTCCAGCAATAATGCTATCTTTTTTATTTAATTGAATTGAACCTTCAGGACCTGATACTATCATTCCTCCTGTGGGGGAAATAATACCATCATCTATATTGGTTTTTTCTGCATTTGATTTTGCAGAATTAATAGCTCCCATGATTGAAGCTATACCAGCTATTACTGCTACTGCTCCTACTCCTAAAGTAATTGCAGATGCGGTTGCAGCAGTTGTTGCTGCTAACGCCTCTGATGTAGCTAGAGCTGAAAGAAGTCCGGTGATTAGTTTGGTTAAACTCATGGCTCCTAAAATAGTAGATATACTATAAAATATTGTTTTAAGAGCATTAGCATCCCCTAGAACAGCTCCTAAAGTATCTACAAAAGATGCAGCAGGCCCTTCAACTATAGATGCAATCATTGATTTTAATTTTTCCATAGAAGCATTAAATTTATCTTGGGCTGAAATTCGTTCTAATGCTGCTTGGGCTTGGGCTTCATCTCCTGCAGAAGCAAGTAATCTATTAGCCTCGTCTATTTTCCCCTCTGCTCTTAAAGCTTCTGCTTTTTCTTCTAATTGTTTTTTAGTTTCACTACCTAATTTAGCTAAATTTTCTTGGGTTACTAATGAATTTGCTAATTCATCGGCACTCATACCAACGGATTTAGCTAATGCCTCTTGTTGAATAACATTCATTTGAGAAAAATCAGCAGCAGTCCCTATTTGTTTTGCCATTTCAGCAGCAGCTTCTGCAGATTGTCCATTAAGAGCTAATGCTCGTGCACGTTCAAGATTAAGACTTTTTCCAGTTAGTAATTCAGCTGAGAGTTCATTTTCAATAGAAGATTCAAAATCGAGTAAACTATTAGCGGCTTTGGCGGCTTGTTCTAATGTAAGACCTAATTTTTTAGTTTGAATTACTGCAGACGCTATTAATTTTGGATTATTAGCATATTGTAATCTTAATTGACCTGACACTTTAGCAACATCACTAATTACTTTTTTATTATCTAACTGTACTCCGGTTTGTTTAGCTAATGCTGCCGTTTGTTTAATAACAGAACCTGTTACTTCTCGGGCAGTCATACCATTAGCCATTCCTAATTGTTGTAATCCAGCAGCTTCTTCTACTTGGAAACCCATTTGTTTAGTTAAAAGTACTTGATCTCTTACTTGTTGTTCACTAAATCCCCTAGTAACACCAAAAGCATCCGCTAATTCAAGTTGGGAATTTACTAAATTTTGAGTAGTTTCAAGTAAACTTTTACCTGAATTTTGGATTTCAACGAATCTGTCTCGAGTAGCTGTTGCTTCTTCTTTGGAAGAAGCCATTGATTTAGATAAATTAGTTACTTCAGTATCAGCTTTAAATCCTAAATCTAAAAACATTTTGAACCCCTTAATCAGCAAACCCATAGAAACTAATGGATCTGAAAGGGAACCTACAAGGCTACCCCCAAGACTTTTAAAAGCGGCACCCATAGCCCCAAATTTACTAGCTCCATTTTCGGCTGCTTCTCGTGCTTTTTCCAAAGCATCTTCAGTATTAACTAAATCTCCTAATATTGGAATTTTAGATATACCTTTTAATAAACTACCAGTAACACCTAAAGTCTTTTGAATTTGTTGTTCTTTTTCTAAACGTTTTTTAACATTTTCTAAAAGTTCCTTTTCAATTTTAAATTGATCCTTTTTAGCAGCATATAGGGCTTGTTCTTCTGCTGTGGATTTCTTAGTAATTTTTAAACGGTCTGCAGCTGAAGCTAGATCTCTAAGAGAGGCTTCTGTTTTTTCTTTGAGTTTTTTGAGTTGTTTTTCGTTTAATTGAACAATTCCCTCTTCGTCATTTTGTAATTGACGAGCTATACTTTCTAATTTAGAATATTCATTAGATGCTTCTTTAGTAATAGATAAACGTTTACCTAATTCGGCATTTATCTCTTTAAGAATGTCTCTTTGTTCTTTAAAAGATTGAGTATCTTGTTGGTTATTTGGTGATGAGGCCATCTAAATATTTTGTTATAAATATTAAAAGTCAATATTTTTAACCATATTTAACTGGTTTTTTAGCATTATAAGCTTTTTGAAGAAGTTCAGGGGATTTTATAGTGCCATCTGAATTAATAACTGTTTGTTTTCCTCCATTAGAAGATTTTTTTCCTTCAGCAACTGCTGTTTCTTCTTCGTAGTGTTTTTTAATTTCATTAAATGTCCAACGACGAAGCCATATAGGCATGTTATATACCGTATTCCAATCATATCCACCTTTACCGTAGAAAACTATTTGGTGGATTTGGTTAAATAAGGATGCTCTAGCTTGGGGAGCGTTATCAGAGGTCAGGCCAAAAAAAGCTAACCCCAATTGGGATATTGACTCTATTGCTCCCGTTGCTGGGAAAAAAGGTTAGATCTACATCTGGTTGAATTTCTCTGATGTATTCACGTAATGCTCTAGAGTCTTGGGCTAAAAGATAATTGTCTACAAAATTACGGATGTCTTTTTTTTCACGATTACCTTCAACTGAAGTAATCATATATTTTAGACGGGTTGTGAGTTCTGGGGATGAATCTTTATTGATTTTCTTTAAACCTTCTAACTCACGATTGATATCTTGTTCGTCTTTATGAGCTAAAAGTTTAAATGTAACTGTATTACCTGATTTAGGGAGAGTGAATATGAATTCATTTGTGCGAGAAGCAAATAATTCTTCTTTTAATGGTTTATTTTCTAAAGTAGATAGATCTACATTTTGAATTTCACCATTATACTCAAATGAATATTCTGAACCGTATCCTAAAATGCGGGATGCAATCATAATTGCATTTTTATCACCAATGAGTAATTCATCAAAATTGATTTTAGATACAATTAATGATTTCATTAATTTATCAAGTACAGTACCATTTTTAATATATGTTTGATTAGTAAGGATATCTTCTTCCTTAGCAGTCATATATTTCATTTCAATAGTGCCTTTTGCTAATTCGGATCCTTCAGGATAAAGTAAACCTTTAGAAGGTAATTCAATAGTTTCAGTTGGTAACTTAAATTCACTCATAATTTTTATTTAAAATAACTTATTGTCTTATATAAATATATTAAAGAGCAGAAATATTATCAGGATTTACAGTATATGATAATACTCCTTCTACTTTCAATATTGCTTTACGTATGTCTTCCATTTTTGAACGATCAAAACCACCAGAAGCAATCCAAGGATGACCGTCAACTTTAACGGTCATGATTGATTGAAATTTTTCTGTGTTTTGTTCACTATACTCCATAGGTTCTTTTACAGATGCTACTGTAATGCCAGGAATTGAGCGGATATCTGAAAAGATTTCTTTTTGAGGGCGTTTTTTAATGTTGGTAATAAGCATACCTACCATTTTAAATTTATCTTGGTATTCTTCATTTAGTCGCTTATTAAGCTCCTCTTTTACTAACGTACGTAAACTATCTAGTTTCATATGATTATAAATATTGACCTATCTAATAAGAGTAAAATGACCTTTTAATACATGTTCTCTAGCTGAATCGAATTCAACAAATTGTACTGCGTATGTATATGTTCCATCTTGGCAATTTTGTACTCCATATGTTCCATCCCATCCTTCTGTGGCGTCATTTGATTCAAATATTATTTCTCCCCAACGGTTATATACTTGTAAATGATAATTGTATAAATCAAATCCATTGGTAAATACAGGTAACCATTTTTGATTATGTTCATTTCCATCAGGTGTGAATGAGTTTGGAATATAAAATAATAATTCAGGACATGTAACAACTGTAATTACTGTTTGTTGAATTGGTGAGACACATCCATTTGAATAATGAACTACTGATAAAGGAAACATTCCTGGAGTAGTAAAAGTTATTGAAATATCATCTTGCTGATAAGTTGATCCCATAAAAGACCATTCATTATAACCAGGTAAATTAGAAACAGTGGTAAATAATGTTACCACAGAATCACCTTCACATATTTCATAAAATGGATTGTACGGGGTAATTGAATCAAGTATTGGTTGAGGATATACAATTGTTGTGATTGTATCATCAAATATACATCCACTTTGATTATAAATGTAAATTATAGTATCTGTTCCTATTGCGTTTCCAGGATAAAAATTATTACCTATAACACCGTTTCCACTAAATACTCCTCCAACAGGAATTGCGTTTAAAGTAACAAATTCGTCGTATGAACAAAACGGTCCTATAGGATCAATTACAGGAACTACATTAAATATTGTTACATCAAATGATACTGTTGGACCAACACATCCATTTGCTTCAGGTGTTACTTGAACAGCGCCTGGAATAAATCCTGCAGGAAATGAACTAAAATCTACTGTAATCTGATTTGTTCCTTGTCCTGAGGTTAAAGGTCCAACTGTACTCCATAAATAATTATAAGTAAGATTTAAAGGAACATCATATATTTCATTTGGACTTAAATAACATATTGTATCTAATCCATTAATAGGTCCTGTTGATGGGATTGGAGGACCAGGTACAACAAGTATTGTGTCAGGTCCAATAGCTGTACCATTTCCATTACAAACATTCCAACCAGCATTACAAGTTGGATAACTTAAATGACAAGTATATTGAGTAGGTCCGTTTGGTGTAACTGTAATTGAATTTCCTGTTCCAATTGGGGCAGGATTACCTACTTGATACCATACTAAAATAGGATTAACTACTGGTCCACTAGGAGTCCAACGCCAAGCATCATTTGTTGCTGTCCAAACTGAGGAATTTCGTCCGGGTACTGCTATTGCTGTTGTACCTATGTTATTATGAATACCTTGTGTGGCTGTTCCACCTTGCCATTGTAAGCAAGCGGGTTTGTTTTGAATATAGTTTTCAATATAATTAGACGATTCATAAATTACAATATGAAAAGTTCCTTGATTAGCAGTACAACTAAACATTGGTACATTTGTCCAAGATACAGTTAATTTTCGACAAGGAGCAACTCCTGTAGTTTGATATCTGATTTGACCTCCAATTCCAGGATGCCAATCCTGCCAAGGACCCATTATACAATTTTTAGGTACTAAAAAGTTACCTGTTGGAATTGTTTGTGTTGTAAATGTTGTAGGTTGGCCTGCACTAAATGAAATCCATCCATTCGAACCTACATAAAATTGTGTGTATGTTTGTCCAAAAAAACAAAAGGTAAATCCAATATTGAATGGTCCTTGTTGAGAATCATCTGTCATAAACAGTTGAGTTCCAGTATTTAATTGAGGAACGTAGGGTATATTCCCTACAGTGTAATTTGTTGTTTGATTGGGGTTAGTGCCTGCACTACATTGACTTAGATTTGCGGTTAAAGTAGTTGATCCTACACCACAAGGTAATATTTGATCAGGTCCTAAAGCAGGACAATATTGACTGTATCCAATACTGGTCAATAAAAGAAATATTAGTAAGTTTTTCATAATCCTAATATATTGAAAGAAAATAAAAGCCCCAAATTTCTTTGGAGCTTTCATTATATCTGTTGTTTTGTTCTTAGTAGTTCAAGATACAGTAGTCAGGTTGTACAGTTACTTGGATGTTTACTGGTGTTCCGTCATCATCCCAGTTGTAATCACCAAAGTTAACTTCTGTAATAACAGCTCCTTTAATGATCCATTCTGAAACGATATCACCCACAGGGCCAATTACATTAAATGTAATGTCTTTCTTATAGAAATCTGAGTAACCATCACGGCCTGTTACTGATTCGTGGCCTAAACGTACCCATTCCATTACTGCTTGAGCACCACTTGGTGTGATTGACTCATACATTGTGAATTGGATTGTATTCCAAATAGTTTTTCCTTTTACATAACGTTGAACGTTGATGTGGTTGAGAGCAACTGCAGTTTGTGTTAAAGATACAGCTCCTACTCCTTTTACCAAATATGATGGAACACCATCCATATAAAGGATAAAACGGTTGGATTGTTTAGGTTCAAACGCTGTGAAAAATATTTCGTTTGGATTTAAAATTGCCATTTGTTTTCTATTTTAATTTTATTATAAATATCTAATTTTTCAATTTTTACCCTGGGAATTCAGCTCCTGTAGGCATTAAAATGAAATCTAACGAGATAAATTCAGCTGTACGTGTTGGTTGAATATAAATTTGACCTACTAATTGGTTTTGATCAATTACTGCTGGGCCATTATTTGAATCATCCATTACTACTTTGTAAGCATATAATCCTTGTTTTTGTTGGATTCCTTCTAAGAATGGAGTAACACGGGCAACAAATGAATTTCTAGTTGCAATTGTATTTTGTTCGAATACTACTGTATCTGCAATTTGACGAATATATGATTTTAATTCAATCATCAAACGACGTACATTTACACGATCTAAAGCAGATTGAGCTTTTTGTAATGTTTTCTGACCATATACTACAACACCTTGTTGAGGTAATGTTGCAATTGGGTTGATATTATTGCTGTATAATGTGTCACGATTACCTTGTGTCAATTTTAGTTCAGCTTGTAAAACTGTGTTTAACCCACCGCGGTTAATACCTGCTGGAGCAAACCATGGGGCTGATACTTTATCATTGAACGCATATACACCTGGGATTACTGTTGAAGCTGGTACCCAAACATGTTTTCCTGTTGCTGGGTCGATGATTCGAACCCATGGCCAATATGTTGCAGCATATGAAGTATCGCGAGTTTGGGCTTGTGTTACTGCTTCTCCAAGTGAACTACCATATACTCCTAAATCCATTACATATAAACTATCACCTCTAGTAATTGTGTTATTGATAATGTTAGTAACTTGTGCAACATGGGTATCATTTAACAAACCAGGAGTAAATAGTACATTAAATTGATATGCTTCAGGATTACCTAAAAGTGCAATCATGTTATTGTAACTAGCTCCTACTAACCCTTGTGTGTTAGTTGAAATATTATTATATACAGTAATATTGCTATTTACATTTCCTCCGGCGTTATAGAATGAACCACCAGCTGAGCCACTTCCATTTTGTGGAATTGAAGCAGTGTAAGCACTTACTGCAACTCCATTAGCATCAAAATAATTTGGAGTAGGTAAATTAACAGATTTTACACGAACATATTTTGAATTATTTGGATATTCACCAGACAATTCCATTTGATTATTTACAGAATTATAATCTAATACTTGATCACCAATTATTCTAGAAATATAACGTGTTGAATTTGGATCTAAAGTTAAATTGTTCCAAGATTCTAATACAATTTTACTATTTGTATTATCATTACCACGACGAATTAATACATTAAATGTGCCTGATCCAGTATTAGAGTTGGTAATTTCCCAACGAATGTTAGATATTGAACCTGAAATTAATGATCCCGAAGCTCCAAGCATGTTTGAACCTGAATTGTTCATAAGAACTCCTTCAGAAAGTGTTTCTAGAACAAATGATGCAGATGTCGCATTTAAGTAAGAAGGAATTGTAGTACTTTGTGCTGGGGTCCAGTTAGCAGATTCAGTTACAACGCGAGCAACTAGTAATGAAGTTCCTCCATAATTAAAGTAATTAGCAGCAGCAATTGAAGTTAAATAAGAATATGATTGACCACCACTAATAAATGTATCTCCAAATAAAGTTACGAAATCTGAATATGTTGTTACTAGGGTTGGTTTTTCTACAGGACCTTTAACAGTTGGGCCTATAATAGCAGCACCTGCTTGAACCGGTTGACCAGTTAAGAACGTATTATCTATTTCGCTAATTGCTACTCCAGGAGAAGTTGTAAAATTTGCCATCGTATTTTTTTATTATAAATATCTAAAGTTTCCTTAAAATATGTTGTTAAGCAGGAAACGTTGCACCAGTAGGTAATATATTGAAATCAAGTACAATAAATTCAGCTGTTCTAGTAGGCTGTAGGTAAATTTGGCCTACCATTTGATTATTATCAACTACTTGAGGTGGATTATTTGATTCATCCATTACAACCTTAAATGCTGTTAAACCTTGTTGTTGTTGAACAGATGCCAAATAAGGGTTAATAATCGCTAAGAAATTGTTTCTTGTAATAGCATTATTTTGTTCAAACACAAACGTATCAGCAACTTGAGAAATATAATTTTTAAGTTCAATTAATAAACGACGTACATTAATACGATCTAATGAACTTGGTTTTTTCTGTAATGTTTTTTGTCCAAATACTACTATACCTGTATTAGGAAAAGTAGCAATTGGATTAACATTTGCTTGATATAATGTATCACGATTACCTTGAGTTAATACACGTTCTGTTTGTGTAGCAACAGGAATTAATCCTCTATTAACACCCGCAGGAGCAAACCAAGGAGCTGCAACATTATCGTTGAATGCATATACACCAGGAATCATTGTTGAAGCCGGTACCCAAACTTGATTTGCTGTATTTGGATCAATTGTTTTAACCCAAGGCCAATATGTTGCAGCATATGATGTGTCATATCCTGCAGTGTTAGTTAATACTGAGCTAATTTGGGTGTTATATTTAGAGGAATCAAACACTACCATCATATCACCCCTATTTTGGGCGATATTAATCATGGAAGTAATAGCAGAAGCAGCTGGATTTCCCATATCGGTTAATAATCCAGGGGTAACTAATAAATTATAGTTAAATGCATCTTTATTAGCTAATAAAGAAATAGATTCTGTATATGCATTAGCAGGAATACCTTGAATATTGGTAGCTGAGGTGATTGATTCGTAGTAGGTGTTATTTCCACCATGAAATAATTTACCAGTAGCGGCACCAAAAGAACCACTTGAGTTAATTGGAATTGAACCTGTATATTGTGGTTTTGGGTTTCCAACGTTATCTAAATAATTTGGTGTTAGTTGATTTACAGATTTTACATAAACACATGAAGAATTATTAACATAACTTCCAGAAGTTTGAATGTAAAATTCACCATTATCAGAAACTACATTTTCAACTTGATTACCAATTATTTTTTCAATATAATTTGGTGAATATGGATCTAATGACAATGGGCCCCAAGTTTCTACAACTGATGGGGATACTGTACTATCGTTTCCTTGACGAATTAAAAGAGTAAATGTACCCGAACTAGTATTAGCATTTGTAATTTGCCATCTAAAATTATCCGCTGATCCTGAAAGGAGGGTTCCTATGAGTCCAGATGGGCCCGTACTATTCATAATTTCACCTTGAGAAATAGTGGCTAATTCAAAAGGATTAGTATTGTAAGGGGCACCAGCACTGTGTGCAGAAGAGGAAATAAATGAAGAAGTAGCAGATGTAAATGAACCGGTTACAACACGAGTAACTAAAAGTGAAACTCCACCATTATTAAAATAATTGTAGGCAGCAATTGATGTAAAATAAGTATAGGTATTACTTCCACTAAGGAAAGTAGCACCAAACTTATTTAAATAATCACTATATGAAGTTACGATAGTAGGAATACCTACTTTGCCTTTTACTGTTGGGCCTATAATAGCAGCACCTGCTTGTACGGGTTGTTGGGTTACAAATGATTGATCATTTTCTATTGCTAATACACCAGGGGATACAATTGTTTCTGCCATTGCAAATAAATTATTTTATTATAAATATGGTGTACTTCAACCCAGATTAATCTAACGAAGTAATTTCGCCTGTTTCTGGGTTGATATTGACCTTACCGTAGGTATCAAATATAGATTGGGTAAAGGTTTTTTCTTGGGCACCTAGATCTGCTAAAAAGTTTTTAGCATTTAAATGGCGTTCTTCCAATTGAATTTTAATTAATTCAATTTCACCTAATTCAGCAATTAGTGCACGGGTGTTGTTTTGAATTTCTTTTAATGTGTTTTTTTCTTCTTCTGTTAAAAACTTTTTTTCTGAAACGATTGACATAAAAATTTGATTAAGGGGGTTAATTTATGATAAATATGTAGATTAAATATTAAAGTTTATAGTAATAATACTGCGTTTACTGTACTATCTGCTCCTTTTCCTGTATTGTTAATAAAATTAGGGAATGCTTGATTAAATGTTTCATCTACTGTTCCATTAGTATTTAGTTTTACTATACGGTTTGGTGTAAAAGATCCACTAAAAGTAGCAAATGAATTTCCCCAATATATTGAACCACTAGCATCAATCGCCAAACTATTTGGGGTACCTGAAATAGCAGTTAATGAAACGTTTGCATTTGCATTAAATGTGTTATCTAAAGTACCATCAGTATTAATTCGAATTATATATCTATTAGTAGAGCCACTATATTGTTGATTTAAATTAGCACATATTATTTTACCATCTGATTGAAGAGCTAATGATATTCCTGAAGAAGCTGTAAATCCTGTACCTACATTAAATGTAGTATCTCGAGTACCATTAGGGTTTAGTCTTACTATACGGTTAATAGCTGAGCCACTATAAGAAGTAAAGTTTCCTGTTGTAACTATTTTTCCATCTGGTTGGATTATTACAGCCAGGGCATCAGTGTTAAATCCTGAGCCTATATTAAATGTAGTATCTCGAGTGCCATCAGGGTTTATTCTTACTATGCGATTGGATGTTGAACCACTAAATTGTGTGAACGGTCCTACTACTATAAGTTTTCCATCAGATTGAAGTGCTGAGTGGAAAACATTTTGGGAAAGAGAAAAACCGAATCCTAAGTTGTATGTAGTATCTCGAGTACCATTAGGGTTTAGTCTAGTCATATTACTAGCTACTGCGGAGCCACTATATGTATTCAAAACACCTCCAATTATAATTTTTCCATCTGATTGAACCGCGATTGTGACAATATTACCGTTTGCTCCTGTACCTATATTAAATGTAGTATCTCGAGTACCATCACGATTTAAACGAAGTATCCTATTAGCCGATGATCCACTATATGATGTAAAACCTCCTCCTACTAAAATTTTTCCATCTGACTGAGTAGCCCATGTAAGGACACTTCCTCCAAATCCTGCGGTTCCTATATTAAATGAAGAAGATATAGCCCCTGTTAAATCAATCATAGCTCCTCTATTTATTATAGGAGCTTCATAAGTAGTAAAAGCTCCAGCAACTATAACACTAGAACCACTTTGAACTATAGCATTACTGGCAGAATTGAATCCAAGTGCAGTATTATTAAATGATGAAGCAGTAGTAACAAATGTTGTATCAATAGCACCACTTGGTTGGATTTTTACAATTCTACTGGCATTAATAGATCCACTGTATGATGTAAATGTACTGGTGACGTAAACACTGTTGTCTGGGGCTACTATTACTTTTCCTGAGTTTGCGGTTGATCCAAATAAATTAAATCCTGTTCCTACATTAAAAGATGCATCACGTGATCCTGAATTGGTAATTCTTACAATACAATTAGAGGAAACACCAGCATATGTTGTAAATGCACCAACAAGTACAATTTTACCACTCGATTCAGTAGCTGCGGATATTATAGGACCATTAGGACCTGCACCTATATTAAATGTAGTATCTAAAGTACCATTAGGATTTAATCTAAAAATATTATTATTAGCAATGGATCCTGAATAGTTCCCAATATTTTGTCCCATTACTATGATTTTCCCATCATTTTGGGTTAATAAAGCAAATGGAGTAGTACCGTTAGAAAGATTATTTCCTGTAGCAAATGTCATGTCTTGAGTACCATCTGTATTCAATCTTATAAGGCCTTGAGCATTTGGTTTGTAACCAGAAAAATCCCCAAAAAAGTATATATTTGATGAAGATATAAATAGTGAACGTACAATATCACGAAAGCCTACCCTATTAGTTGGAGAAGGCATCTGCCCTGAAAATGTAGTATCTAAAGTGCCGCTCGGATTAATACGAACAAAGTTATTAACAGTAGAACCACTATATGTAGCAAATACATTACCAACATATATTTTTCCATCTGATTCAACTGAAAGATGGGAGGGAATTGAAGAGAATCCTGAAAGACCTGCTCCTGTTATAAAAGAAGGATCTTGGGTTCCATTTGGGTTTAAGCGAATAATCCCGGTTGTATTAGTTGAAGAGCCACTATATGTAGTAAAGATACCAGCTACTATTATCTTATTAGTAATTGGTTCTAAGGCAACTCCATATGAGATATTATTAAATCCTGTACCCATGTTAAAGGTAGTATCTTTAGTACCATCAGAATTAATTCTAACTATTCGGAGATTACCCGAACCACTATATGTAGTGAAAGAACCTCCAATAACTATTTTACCATCTGATTGTAATGTTAGTCCGTTTACATTACCATTAAGTCCTGTTCCTGTATTAAATGTATTATCTATAGTACCATCTGTATTTAATCTAGTTAAGTAATTAACTGTAGAACCACTATAGGTTGTACTTGTTCCTGCTACTAAAATTTTTCCATCCGGTTGAATAATAAGGTTATTCATTGCCGCAGGAAATCCGGTACCAGCATTAAATGTAGCATCTCTAGTACCATTTGTATTTAGTCGAACTATACGATTAATGGAAAAAGCATTATAACTGGTGAAATTTCCTATGGCTATAATTTTTCCATCAGATTGAATTTGAAGAGCATTTACTTGATTGTTAAATCCACCTCCAGTTACAAATGAAGGATCTTGGGTTCCATCAGGATTAATTCTAACTATTCGAAAATAAGCAGCACCACTACCACTATATGCAAGAAAGTTTCCCCCTAAAATGATCTTACCATCAGATTGGGTAACAGCAGTATATACCTGACCAGAATTTGCCGTTCCGTCCCCATAATTAAAGGTTGATCCAGGACCAGCATTATAAGAACCAGAAAGGTCTGTTCGAGTTATAGAATTATTAGAACTACTATATTGTGCAGATTGAACTCCTATTATAGCTTTTCCATCGGATTGAAGTGATATGCAATTTCCGAATGCTTGAGAAAATCCAAAACCCGCATTAAATGATGTGTCTATATTACCTGAAGGAGCAGTTTTTACTATACCATTTACAGTAGAACCACTGTATGTAGAAAATAGACCTACTATTAGATTTGAATTGTCAGGAAATGGTGCAGCATCATTGGGGGTATTGTTAAAACCTGCTCCAAAAATAAATGTAGGATCAACAGTACCATTTTGATTAAGCCTAAATATTCTATTACCGGCGGATCCACTATATGTAGTCATATTAAGTCCTCCTGTTAAATATTTTCCATCAGGTTGTTGGATAAAAAAATATGGAGTACCTGTTGTTCCCGTTCCCATATTGAATGAAGGATCTAAACTTCCTGTAGAGTCTAATTTAGCAAATCCTCCTAATGCAAATGCGGGTGCATTATATGTAGTAAATGCTCCTCCAATTAACAAATATTGAGATGGGGGGGTCAATGGAGTTTGTATTCCATTTATATAATTTATAGATAAAATAGGAACTCCATTTATATATTGAATAGTATTAAATAAAGTAGAATTTATATTAGATATAGCCATAACATATTTTTACAATTCTAGCCAAGTATTATCAGGTTGGAATCGAATGATAACACCACCACTACCATTATCATAAATATTATGTCCAATTAAACGAACTACAGATCCAGCAGTTGAAGGTGCAGTTTGAGTTATGTAACCTGCAGAATTAACATTAGATGCAGCAACGTATAAAGAAACTCCTGGGGTTGCTGTATTGAGTTGAGTATGAGATGTAGTAATTATAATACCATTAAGTAAGACTGATATAGTGCTGTCTAAAACACCTCCAGTTAAAGCTATTCCAAGTAATTGAATAGATTTTGTAGTATTGAGAGCATCAGCTTTAGACCATTTTCCATTACTAGCAAGGTATAATAATTGCCCTTGTTGAACACTTTCTCCAGCTGTAACTTTGTGCAAAACTTGACCGTTATAATATGAATTACTAGGCCATGTTGTTTGCATAACATTTAAGTTAGATACAGAAGTAACACCTTGGTTGGTTTGAGAAGTAATTTCATTTTCTGCATCCCCTCCAGCATAAAAAGAATTAGAGTTTGGATTCCATTTTAATGAATTACTTACTGGGGTTGTAATGGATCCTCTTATGCTAAGGCTACTAGTTATGTTTAATGATCCGGATACAGTTAAATTATTTGTATAGTTACCTGAACCATTTACATCTAAAGTAAATAGGGGAGAAGGGTTTCCGATACCTACACTTCCACTGACTTCAAACATAGCTGATGAAGTAATATGGTCTCCACCTTGACCTTTCATTAAAGCATTTAATGTTGTACCTACTTCATTTCCTAGACCCATTGTATTTCTAGGACCAGAAATTAACATACCCCCATCATATGTTGATCCTGATGGATTGGCATATATCCAACGATTATTTTGTGAATCCCATAATAAAGATCCTGTAGATGAATTACCAAATGAACCAGAATCTATAACATTTATACCCCCAAATCGAACTACAGGATTATCTGTACTAAGAGTAATAGTAGAGGCTCCTACCTGTACAATAGATGATGTTACATAGGTAAATGAAGCTGTTCCTAATACAGTTAAATTACCATCTATTGTAAGATCTTGGTTAAGTGTATTTAAATATGATGATGTTAAAGAATTATAAGCCCATGAAGATGTTCCAAATAACGAACCTGTTATATCTCCATTTACTATAAGTGATCCTGTTATGGTAGTATTTCCAAGAACGTCTAATTTTGAAGTTGGATTTGTTTTTCCAATTCCAATGTTTCCTTTAAGAGCTGTTGTAATAACATTATCGTTACCTAATACAACTGTATTTGAGCCTAAACCCAAAGCATTCATACCAATAACAATTTGGTTTATTTCCCCAGAAGCATTAGCACGAGCTAATGTTCCTAAGAAAATTGAACCACTTGTACTTATGAGTGCAGATGTTCCTGTCCCAAAATACCTTGCTGCATTCCATCCTAAAGCAACGTTATCATTTCCGTTTTCATTGTTAAACATTACGGATCCACCAACACCTACGTTATTTGAGCCTGAGGTATTTAAGCGGAGGGCACTATTGCCTATAGCTGTATTTTGGTTACCTACTGTATTAAGTAGCAATGCAGATGTTCCTATACCCGTACTTCCAGAACCAATAGTAGCTGCATTTAAAGCATATGATCCAAAAGCAGTATTATTTACTGCTGTTGTAGCAAATTGTAATGTATTTGAGCCTACTGCTGTGTTATTTGAAGTGATGTTTGCTACCAGTGAATTATTACCTATAGCAACGTTTTGAACACCATATATATTATTTTGTAAAGCATTTTGACCAATACCTACATTGATATTTGAAATAGCATTATCAGATAACCCTGCATTAGTTCCGATAAATACACTATCACCGCCATCATTAAGTGCTATTTTTCCAATAACACTTAATTTATATGCTGGGGAAAAGGTTCCAATTCCAACATTTGATCCACTATATACAAATCCATTATTTGCATCTAATAATCCGCTGTTATTGAAAATAACTTGGGTATCTAAACCCGGAGAAACAATGGATCCACTAGCATATGATGAGGTTAAAGCATAGGAAGCTGTTTGTGCTACTTGAACATAACTAGCAGTTTGGGCTAAAATTACATAACTAGCGGTTTGAGCATTTTCTGCATAGGAAGCTGTTAGAGCAAATGAAGCACTTACTGCTTGTAAAACATAACTAGCGGTTTGAGCATTTTCTGCATAGGAAGCTGTTAGAGCATAAGATGAAGTAACAGAATATGAACTTGAAAGTGCACTAAGGGCATATGATGAAGTTACCGGGACATTAGCAGCATATGAAGCTGTTAAAGCATATGAAGCACTTATGGCATTTGTAACAATACCCGTTATGGCCCCTTGAAATGAGCCACTAAACGATCCTGAAATAGTATATGATCCAGATGCTAACTGTCCTGGTTTAATTATTGCCATTATTTACCTTGTGCTGAGTATGCTTTTGTATAATTTTTACTTGACTTTAATTTGCTTGTTTTGGATTTTGCATGAATTCCTGGTCTTTTCTTACGTGGTTTTTTCATGAAAGAAATTGCTGTTTGTGCTTTTGCTTTTGCCATTTTCTAATAAATATTAAACGTTAACTATTAAATTTTCCAATTGCGATTATTTCATCGCTTGGGTCAAAATTATAACCTAATGCACTAGGATTTATTACTAATGTTGTTACTCCACTAGATTCAATAAATGAACTAATTGCTGTATTTTCAATTAGATTTCCATTGCAGAATATTGTAAAATTAACTACTGATGTTGCTGGGAATCCAGTAGGGGATGGGAGCCATCCACTTGCAAATGTTACAGTAGTTGAATTTACGTATGTGCCTGTTTTTTGTAAATTAGTATTCAAATAAAGTAAAGCAGCAGTACTAACACCCCCACCTCCACCACCTGAAGGGGTAGATGGGATAATAACAGGGGATTTTTTCTTGGTTGGGGATATAAATTCGGATTGACCATTTACTGTTTCTAAACCAATAATTATTTGAGCTTTACTATTATATTTTTTGATAGCTGTTACATCTTTTTGTACAGTATCTGGGACTATATATCCAAATAATTTAATGGTAAAATTACCTTTTATAATGCGAGTTGTAGTATCAGATATTTCAACTGCAGTACTATATGAATCAATTGATGCTTTAAATTTAAAGCGTTCCGGATCTCCCCAATATGAATCAGAAGCGTAGTTAATTGCTTCAATTATTTTATTCATTTGTTCAACATAGTACGTTTGAATAGCACATGTATACGTTAAATTAATGTAGTCAGGTACTACATTGACAACGAATTGCTCTACAGGAATTCGATTTGTTAATACGTTAAAATTCGAATATGCATTTTTAGGATTATATCCTTTTGCCCATGAAGTATATAGGTGAGGGTGGTTAGCATCTAATTTGTTTGTTAAAGATCGATTTTTATCCATCGTATCTCGTTTAAACATAATTAGTGGAGCCATTATAGCACCATTCTTATCTTTATAATACCCATCTTTTTGTACAGATTTCCATTTTTCAGGTGAACCATATATTACAGGGACTTCAATTCGTACACCATTTTGGTAAACAAATGGTCGTATTACATTTTGAAAGTAATACATTATAGCTTCATCAATATCTTGTAGTCCTACAACAAATGGTTTAACAGTGTCACCTTTAAATGACATCTGTTCTGAGCGGTTAAATTCTACACCACTTTGTCTTGTAGCTGTAAATTGTTGAAAGTCAGAAGGTATGTTAGGATTGCCATAAGATTCATCCCTTTCAGGGAACACATATGGATCTACCTGATCATTAGAAAGTTGCTGTTGCGACTTTGGGTTGGGTTTTCTTATTGATGGCATATTTTAAAGTCTTTCTCGAGTAATTTGAACTTTATCTGCAGGGACGTAATGAGCTGTGCAAATAATTGAAATATTTGAACCATAATTCTCTAGACCTGGGTTGAATGGGTTAGTATTGTATGGGTATGATGGGTCTTTTCCTACAAATAATTGGTTATCATTTACATTGTCTATTTCCCAATATGATTCATTCCACATAATTATATCACCTACTTCAGGAACAATATCAGCTCCATAAGAAGTTCCAGGGTAATTTCCGGTATCAGAAGTATATGTTGGATTAGAAGAATTTGAAAATGCATTAGAAAAGGCACTAGAAAAAGCACCACCAGATAAAATGGGGTTTTTACCTTGTAAATCATCACGTAAAAATCTAAACGTCATAGGACGATCAAAACTTACACCAAAATCATCTGTTGGTGATTGATTATCACCTCTTTCAATTAATGTGTTAAGTAAAACAGGACCATTATAATATTTTGAGCCAGCCGCTTCACCATAAATATTTACTTTAGTTTGATCAGCAATTAATTGATAATAAGCACATTGTTGGGAAATAATATCCCACATCAACTCACGGCTGAGGTGTCTAAATAGGGATACATCACGTTGGGTTCCAAATAATGCCATATTAGCCTATAAAAATTGTCATTGGTACATCATTTAAGATATTTTTCTGATTTTCTGCTTCTGCTGCTTTCTTTTCAAGTAAAGATTTACGAGAAGTAGAATCTAAATATGTTCTTAAACGTTCTAATAATGATGTTTTTTCACTCGTAGCAGCAGTAATTAAATCCCCCTGATTTAAAGTGATTTCAGATCCAGGGATTGGAACTGTTTGATATTTTCCACGAACATATCCTAACATTTCTTTTGATAGAGCTAGAGCATATTCAAAAATCCATGAACGACCGATTGAGTTAATATTAGAATAGGTTGGGTTTTCATATGGTACATCCATAGCAGTAGTAATCACACTACCACTAATATCAGCATAAGGATGTCTAGTTTCTTCTAGTTTAACATATTGAAACCATAAATCTTGATAGTAAACTCTAGGAATAGGAAATATTTTTAGCTGGTTGTTGACTAATTCAAATGTATATTGTGATTTACGGATTTGGTCATTAAATTCAATTGCTTGAATTTTTTGTAAGTCATAGTTAATAGGCATCAACATAAAGTTGATTGCGGGAGAATATGAACCCCAACCAAATGAATCAAGCATACTCATCATACCTGTACCTGTACCAGCATATGGGTCAAAATATCTCATAATTGCAGGTGGTGCTTCATAATAGATGCGTTTAATTTCAATACCACCTGAAATGTTTTGGGAAAGGGCCCATTCATTCATGTCGTATTCTTGTTTACCTGCAACTAGTTTAATAGAACCACTGTAATAGGTTACTTTACCTCCAACTCCTGCTTCAGTTCCATATTGGTTAGAAAGAACAACAACATTAGCTAATGTTTCTTGCACCATTTTATTATTAGGTGCTTCAATAGTTAATGGGTTTCCTTGAAAAGTTAGAAGATTATCTGCTACTTGATAAGCATATAGTTCATTTCCATAAGTAGTTACAGCATCTTCAAGAGCAGTATAAAAGTTAAGATCTTGTAATTCGATTTCAACTAAAGGATACCCCATACGTTGAGCAGCAAATTTAGCAAATTTATCTGCATCAGCTTGGAATTGTGGGTCACTGTCATAAAATCCAAAAGGAGTATCTCCGGGTTGAAATGAACTTGAGCCAGGCCAAATAGGAATGTTCATAGCAATATTTTGTTATAAATATGGCTACCCTCTAAATGATTTGTATACCTCTAAAATGTCGTCTACTATTGGGTGTCTGTGATTTTTTTCTAATGTAACTACCTCAAATCCAGGTACTTCTTTCATATGTTTACATACAACATCAAAACCAGATGTTTTCTTGTCTCTTAAGTCAACTTGAGCAGCATCACCACAAAAGATCATTTTACTACCTGAGCATATACGGGTTAATAAAAGTTCTGTTTGGTTGTCGGTTAAGTTTTGTGCTTCGTCTACTACAACTAAACAATCTGTAAAGTTTCTACCTCGCATAAATGATACAGGTACGATTTCAATTTCACCGTCTGCTATACATTTTTCAATTTTATCTTTGTTGTATAAACGGTGCATGTTTTCATACACTGGGGCTGTAAATGGGGCTAGTTTTTCATTTACATCACCTGGGAGGAATCCAATGTCTTGTCCTGCTACTACAGTTGGTCGAGTAATAATGATTTTTTCAATTTCACGACTGAATAATAAATCAAGGGCAACATTAGCAGCTAATAAAGATTTACCAGAACCCGCTTTACCACGTAATATGGTTACTGTATTTGATAAAATTTTTGATTTTGCAGTTTTTTGTTCTTCATTCAATGAAATATTGAACTTGATAGGACCTTTTGGTTTGCGTTTTGCTTTAAACACCTCCTGCGCTTCAGGAGTTCTATTAAAATCTGTCATATAACTATATTTGCTAATAAATATTGGAGAAAAATAGAAAAGCCTGGCTTTCGCCAGGCTCTTCATATTCTCACTTACTTAAATCTTAAAGAAGATTCAAGTTAGAAATGTAGATACGGCCAAAGAATTCAGGACGGATCATTTTCTTAGCGTAACGAGTCAAGAGACCTTTACGTGGAGTAAATGTATCTGGATCGTACACAAGTGGAGTCATGATTAATGGAACGTAT